ACAAACGTGATACCGCAATTGAGGTGGCTAACAAAGTTAGACATTTCTTAGAGCAGTGGCCGGAATGGTTAAATGTTGGGTTTTCTCCCGATAAAAACTCCGAGAGTAGATTTAGGTTAAATAATGGTTCTGAAGTAAAAGCGGTTGCAACATCTGCGGATGCTCTTCGTGGTTTTACACCTACAGTACTTGTGTTTGATGAGGCCGCGTACATTGAAGCAGGCGAAGATTTTTGGGCTGCGTCAATGGCGTCATTGTCAACGGGTGGTAAGATTATATTAATCTCAACACCAAATGGTTATGACCCAATTTATTGGGGTGTTTATGACCAAGCAATAAGGGGTATTAATGATTTTCATATTACCGATTTAAGATGGTTTAAAGATCCGCGTTATACAAAAGATTTAGTTTGGATAAAAGTTCCAGATATTGTTCATTACATGTTGAATAGAGAACAATATAATGACGATGATGTAGTATTAAAAGAATTTGATCTTTTAAAATATCAAGAATTAATGGACCAAGGTTATCAACCATATTCAAGTTGGTTTGAATCTATGTCTAAAAAATTCAAATATGATAAAAGAAAGATTGCTCAGGAATTGGAATGTGATTTCTTAGGTTCTGGTGATAGTGTTATTCCTTCTGAAACAATGGAAAGAATTGCTAAAACAATGATCAAACAACCTAAAGAAAAGTACATGCAAGGTACTTTGTGGTTATGGAAAGAGCCAGAACAAGGTCATAGATATATAATGGGTGTCGACGTTAGTAGAGGGGATAGTGAGGATTTCTCATCAATAAACATTATTGATTTTGATGCAAGAGAACAGGTTATGGAATACATCGGTAAAATACCTCCTGATGATTTAGCGGCTATAGCGTATAAATGGGGAGTATTATATGACGCATTTATTGTTGTGGATATAACTGGTGGTATGGGGGTTGCGACATCCAGAAAACTACAAGAAATGAATTATAAAAATTTATTCATTGACGGTATTAACACAAAAAATATCTGGGAGTACAATGCTAAAGCAATGGAAAAAATCCCTGGAATTAATTTTAACAACAAAAGAACACAAATAGTAGCATGTTTTGAAGAACAATTAAGACATGATTTTATAGTTAGATCCAATAGATTATTAAATGAATTGAATACGTTCGTTTATCTAAATGGCAAACCAAATCATATGAAAGGCGCTCATGATGACGCTATTATGAGTATGGCTATTGCACTATATGCTGGGGATATCTCTTTTACACAACTAACAAGAAATGAAAATCAAGCAAAAGCGATGGTTGACTCTTGGATGTTAGCGGAAAGAACATACGACTCAGGTAAAGGTTTTTATTCATACGGTACATCGTTTGACGGCGTTGGATCAATGCAAATGGATCAATCGCAGTACGGTAATCAGCAAACGCAACCTTCAAAACAACTTTATCAAGAATATGGGTGGTTATTTGGTGGCAAAAAGGGTTCATAATCCAGTAAAATTTGTTTACATTAACAAAGGAAAAGTATTTATATCAATATGGCAGATCAAAATTTAACAATATTTCAAAGGTTAACGAAAATATTCGGGTTTCAAGGTCAAGTACCTCAGCCACCGTCCTTTAATTTTTCAAAAGAAGAACTTCTTAGGACTGACGATCCTGCTGTTTTTGAAAAAGAAAAATTACAACGTCAGCAAAGCCAATATCTTTTTGATAAATGGACTAAATTAGATAATTCATTATACAATCAATCGGTTTATTATGAACCTAATAGAATTGCTGCATACTATGACTTTGAATCAATGGAATTCACACCAGAGGTTTCAGCAGCATTAGACATTTATGCTGAAGAGTCAACAACAGTTTCAGAAAAGGGACATATTTTAGAAATTTACTCTGAATCAAAAAGGGTAAAAAATATATTAATTGACTTATTTGAAAATAAATTAGACATTAACACAAACTTACAAATGTGGGCAAGAAACATGTGTAAGTATGGTGATAACTTCTTGTACTTAAAAGTTGATCCAGAAGATGGTAAAGGTGTTGTTGGATGTCAACAATTACCAAATATTGAAATTGAAAGATTAGAAGGAGCGTTAAACGCTAGTCCACAACAAAGGGACGCAAAATTACCCGCTAAAGAACTTAGGTTTAGATGGAAGAATAAAGATTTAGAATTCCAAGCGTGGGAGATTGCTCACTTTAGAATTATGGGTGACGATAGAAAATTACCTTATGGTACTTCTATGTTAGATAAGATCAGAAGAATTTGGAAACAACTTTTACTTGCTGAAGATGCTATGTTGATATACAGAACATCGAGAGCACCGGAAAGACGTGTGTTCAAAGTATTCGTAGGTAACATGGATGATAAAGATATCGAACCGTATGTACAACGTATTGCGAACAAGTTCAAAAGAGATCAAACAGTGGATGCTAGAAATGGTCAGGTAGATATGCGTTATAATCAAATGGCTGTTGACCAAGATTATTTCATTCCTGTTCGTGATCCAGCAACCCCAAACCCAATTGAAACATTGGCTGGGGCACAAAACTTAGGTGAGATTGCGGATATTGAATATATTCAGAAAAAATTATTAGCAGCACTTCGTATACCTAAGGCATTCTTAGGTTTTGAAGAAGTTGTTGGAGATGGTAAGAATTTAGCATTAATGGATATCCGTTTTGCTAGAACAATCAATAGAATTCAAAAATCATTAATACAAGAACTTAATAAAATTGCATTGATCCACCTTTACATGTTGGATCTAGAGGATGAGTTAGATAATTTCTCATTAGGTTTAAGTAACCCTTCTGCACAATCAGATTTATTAAAAATTGAAAGTTGGAAAGAAAAAGTTACACTATACAAGGATGCAACGTCAGATCAATCACAGGTTGGTATCTTACCAGTGTCACACACTTGGGCTAAGAAGAATATCCTTGGATTTAGCGATAACGAGGTTTTACTTGATTTACAACAACAACGTCTTGAAAGAGCGATGGGATTTGAATTAACAAACACTCAAAATATTATTAAACGTTCAGGTATATTTGATGAGGTTGACTCTAAGTATGGTATACCAGAAGAAGAAAGAGAAAAGGCACAAGAAGCCGCTGATGCTGGTGGAGAAGATGGTGGAGGTATGGGTATGCCACCATTAGGCGGAGGCGGAGGTTCTTCAGCCCCAGAACCAGACGCAGGCGGAAGCGAACCATTGAGTGAGGGCAAAAAAGATAAAAAAAGAAAATTACTTTCATTATTGGAAAGTGAAGATAATCATGATTTATTCAACATGGAAAAGGCACAAAAGAATATTTATGAAATAGAAAATAAACTAAATAATTTACTAAACGATTAAAAATGAACAATAAAGTAGGGGTTTTAAAAACTAAAATACTAAAGAAACTTACAGAATCTTATACATCTGAGAATAAATCAGATATGAAGAATATTCTTAAACTTATAAAAGAAAACAAAGATTTTAAAGAAATGTATTTGTTTTATGAAGAAATTGAAAATAAACATATTTCAGATAAAGAAACAGCAAAATTATATGTTGAGGGTTTGAGCGCAATGTTAAATCATCAAATGTTAAAAGGAAGTAAAAATAGTTTAGACGTGTTTTGTGAATCATTAAATAAAACAATTGGTGATGTTTCAATAGAACAAAATGATTTATACGAATCTTTAGATACTCTAACCGAGAACGATACTCTGTCAAATATAGAAAAGAAAGTCATAGCAAAAAGGAAATTGGTTGAACATTTGACAACCAAAAAGGAAATATTGGAATCTAAGGAATCTGTTTTGGTCCCTAATGAAAATTTATTAAATGCAATTTTAACAAATAACTTTAATACATTATATTCAAACACACTGTCTGAATCTGAAAAAAATGAATTAAAAAATATTCTAGCAATACCTTACAGTGAAATTGAAGAGAAAACAGTAGAATTAAAAGAATCTATTGTAAACCAAGTTTCCACACTTATAAATGAATCAAGCGATAATGATTTATTAAGTAAATTAAACACAGTAAAAGATGAGGTAAATCAGATGAAACCATCTAGGTACAACTACTTCAGATTAAACGAATTAAAAAATGGACTTAATTAAGTCCATTTCTTTTTTGTTCAATATAGATCGCTTTTAATTTTTCGTCCCTTTTCTTTACTGAAGGTTTAATATAAACCTGTCTATCCCTCAACTGCTGGATTTGTTTGGTTTTTTGAACTTTGTTTTTATAAGTTCTTAATGCGGTTTCTATACTTTTTTCTTTTGATAGATCAATAATAATCATAAAGGATTTCTCTTTATTTTAAATATATACAAAATTTTGGAATTTTAAAAAATTTTCTTTATTTTTATACTTAACACCATTAAAATATAATAATATGAAGATATAAATGAAATTTGGTAAATTTATTCACTTGGGTGAATATGAGGAAATTAAAATTGGTTACGGTACCGTAGATTTTAGAAACTTAAAAACCGTGTATGTAAAATTAAACTCCTGGGTTATGCCAACAGATGAAATGGCTGATTTCGATAAAACAATTTTAAGGAGTAGAAAGAAAATTAAAGATACAATAAGAGAACATAACTTAAATAATTTATTTAAAAAAGAAAGCATTGTTGATCTAGATATAAGAACTAAGGGAATAAAGTTAGATAAAAAATCCTTTATGAACCTAGAAGTAACACTATTCGCTGAAAATCAATTTGATATAAAAAGTAAGGAAATTAAAAATACACTTAAAAATTTGATTGAATGTATCGTTGATAACTGCTTAATTGATAGATCCTTATTTAATTTCAGTAAAACTAAGTTTTAAACGTTAATGCGTAATATTTATAATGTAAAAACTATAAATGCGCATTTTAGGACCAAAAGAAGTTGGAAAGGGGATTTTAATAGAATACGACGCAGGTCATATATCACCTAGTGAAAACAAACATATTTTAAAAGAGATGGAGAATAAGGATACCGATCAGGACTTTATTCTCTATGCTGTTTTACAAAAATTCGATACACCGAACAAAAACGGTAGAATCTATCCTGAAAGAATTCTTAAAAGAGAAAATGACAAGTACCAACAAGTCATGAAAAATGGTTCAGCATTAAATGAACTAAATCACCCGTCATCATCACTTATCGAT